TAAGATGCCTTTTGAATGGCCGCAGACAGGGTTGTCATGCTGAATGCGCCGTGCCCAAAGAGTGCGAGATCTGCCATGTTGTGTACCTGAGCTTTCCGGCGCTATCAGCGCGCGACGATGCCCACTGCGGCCAGCTGGCCCAGTGCGGCGGATTGATGGGGTTCGCTGATACCGGCAGGCCACACCAGCGCGTGGGCGGCAACTTCGGTATCACGGGCGGTGATCACGCCGGGCTTTTCAGCGGCGGTGGTATCAACCTCTGCAAACAGCACCGCAACGGCGGTCTGGCTGCCGTCGGGGGTTTCGCCCTCTGCTGTGCCATTGGCGGGGTCAACAGGCACGTACTTGCCGGTTGCTGCCACCTTGCCCAGCACAGCACCGGGCAGCAGCTTGTAGCCTTGGGCGATAGTGATCACTTCGCGTGAGCGGGTTCCGTTGGCCTCACTCACCAAGTAGTTGCCCGTACCGGGACCGAGTTGTTCCATGATTTGCGCTCCTTAAACAGTGGGATTGCGTTAGTGGGTGGCCACGCCAAAGGCCTTGTCCCAGCCCGCGCCGCTGGCTTGCGCCTGCTCTGCGCCGCCCTGTGGGGCTGCGGCTTCTACGCCCGAGACGTTGGGGTTGCCCAGGGTGGCCATGGCAGCGGCAAACTGGTTGGTGGCGGCTACGGCGGCAGTGGCTGCAGCGGGCGCTGCATCCAGAAAACCCTTGGCCTGCTCAGCGCTCAGGCCCGTGGCAATGCACTGCTGGGTAATGGCGGGGTTGGCTGCAGCGTTGGCATGGCTGGTAATGGCCGTGACACGGGCTCGCTCTGCGGCGGCGCCTTCAGCGCGGGCGCTTTCCAGATCTGCAGGGCTGGTAGCTGCAGATGCAGCAGATGCAACAGGTGTGGCTGGCGCTGCTGCTGCTGCTGCTGCCGTGGCTGTGGTTGCGGTGGCACCAGCGGGCACAGCAGAAGCTGCGACCGCTGCATTCGCGGATGCATGAGACATGGAGGTTTCCCAAGGTTGGAGTGAAATACCCACTGCAGCGACTACTGCGGGGTTGCGCCGGGCCGCCAGTTCAGCCACCACCGCATCGACAGTGCCAATGCGGTCGGCCAAACGCGCAGCCACTGCGGCCACGCCCCGGTAAACGCCGGCGCGGGTGTCGCGCACGGCTTGCTCATCCATGCCGCGGTGCTTAGCCACAGCCTGAACAAACATCTGGTACAGCCCTTCGATATCGGTCTGCAGCGCAGTGCGCACCGCATCGGGCAAGGGCTGGTAAGGGTTGCCGTCAATCTTGTGTTCGCCAGCAAAGATGTGCGATACGGTGATGCCGTCATTGGCCAGCGCACGGCTAAAGTCCACATGGCGCATCACCACGCCAATTGAGCCCACGTACGATGTGGCAGAAAGCACCACCTCATCGGCGGCACTGGCAGCCAGGTACGCAGCGCTGGCGGCCATGCCATCGGCCACCGCCACAATGGGCTTGCGGCCACGGGCGGCGTATATGCGCTCGGCAAGCTCAAACGCGCCAGACACCTCACCGCCGGGGCTGTCCATCACCAGCGCAATGGCGTGCACGTCGGCCTTGGCCAAGGCGTCTTCCATGTCTGCGGCCAGGTCGTTGTAGCCAATCAGCAGGCTGCTGTCGGCGGCCAGCTTGGTGCGGTGCACCAGCCCGCCCATGGCGCTGATCACGGCCACGCCATCTACCACGCGGTAGCCGCGCTCTGTGCGCTCACCTCGGCGGGTAGTAAACATTTCTGCAGGCAAAGCAGCGCGGGCGGTGAGCGTGGCGGCGTCAATCTGCAAGCCATCTACACCCAGCAAGCGGCCACCCAGCCCGGCGATGATGGCGTCCAGCTTTTGCGGGTGCAGCAGCAGCGGCGTATTCAGCAAACGGTCTGCCAAGTGGGGATAGGTGCGGCTGCTCATGCGGTGCCCTTTGGGTCTGCACCGCTTTGGCGGCGTTCTTTGGCGTCTTGGTCGTCCTGGTCAGGCGCATCTGGTGTATTCGGCGCATTCGGGCTCACCACCCACGACGCCTGCGCAGGCGCTTGCAGGCCCAGGTCATTGCGGCGTTGCGCCTCAATGCGTTGCTGGTGCAGCACTTCTTCCCAGTCCAGCCCCTGCTCTGCGCACTCTTGCTCGAGCGTGGAGACACCAATCTCCAGCCGCAGCTTGGCGGCGGTGATTTCTTTAACCGGGTCTACCCAGCCCTTGCCGCCAAACACAAAGCGGCAGCGCGTGTAGGCGTAGCGGTTGGCGTAAAAATCAGGCGCATCAATCACGCCGGCGTTCACAGCCTCTTCCAGCCACAACTCATAAATGGGTTTGAGCCAATAGGCCGTCAGCCAGCGGCGGCGGCCATGAAAGTAGCGCCAGGCCTCTAGCAACGCAGCACGGGCGCTGCTGTAGTTGACGCGGCTGAAGTCTTTGGCAAACAGCTCATACGGCAGGTTCATGCCTGCGGCAATGCGCCGCTCAACGGCCAGCATGAACGCGTCAAACGCCACATTGGGGCGGCCCGGTGTAAAGCTGTTCATGCGCGCACCGGCGGGCAATGGAATGACGGCAGCGCCCTGCAGCTTGCCAATGCTTTGCGCCTGCTTGACGGACTGGCTCCACGCCTCACGCGGCTCTGCACCGAACAGTGCAGAGGCTGATTCCTGATCCAAATCTGACTCTAAAAACGCAGCCACCAGCGAGTTGGCCAAGCTGGCCTGCAGCTCGTTTTGCGCGTACTTGCCCGCCATGTGGAACTCACGCATCACCGCGCTCACAATGGGGCGGCCACGGGTCTGGCCCGTGCGCTCTTTGGCGTGCAGGTGAATCACGCGCCGGCGGCCCCAAGGGGTAAAGGCAGGTACACGCTCCCAGCGGTTCAGGTCTTGGGCCTCATCACCGCGCAGGTACAGCGCATCGCCGGGGTGCGCCGCCTGAAAGTGGTAGGCCTGCGGGGCGCCATCACGGTCAAACTCCACACCACGGCGAATGCGGGCCATGCCCTCCATGTGCGGGGGCGTTTGCAGGCGGTCAGATTCAAGCAGGCTCAGGCGCGTGGCCCAGGGGCTGTCTGGCCGCGGCAACCATTTAGGAATGGCTACGGCATCGCCGTTCACCATTTCGCCACCCAAGGCCAGCACCGTCAGCCCCAGTAAATCCAGCGTGCGGGCCGCATCGCAATCGGTGGTGTCTGCCCAGCTCCTAAAGTGTGCTTCTACCTTGTTGCCCCATTCACGGGCTTGCTCGGGCGTCCAGCCCAGCAGGCGGTAGTCGGGCAAGGCAGACAGGCGCAGCACCGCGCCCACAATGTTGTCGCGATGGGTTTGAATGCCACCGGCCATCAAGCCATCGTTGCGCGCCAGGTCTCGGCTGCGGCTGGTGAGCGTGTCCAGTTCGGGCAGCAAATCGGCATCGGGGCTGCCTGCCAACGGCTGCCAGTCACGCAGGGCCAGGTCAGAGTGCGATGCGCCCTGGTACGCCGTCATGCCTGCGCCCGTGGTAACAGACGCAGCAGCACGCTGGCGGCGGGTAAGTTGTCTGGTATTGCGCCGCATGTGCCTACGCCAGGTAGATGGGGCCACGGGTTGCACCACCGGCGCGGCGCGCCAGCTCTTCATTCACGGCACGCAACTGGCGCTCTAGGTCTGCCGGGGCTTGGGCAAACTGAACAGACCGCCCCTCCCCACTGGCCGTGGTGGGCAACGTCAGGCGTGCCTCTAGCGCGGCCAGAAAAGTGTCGCGCTTGGCTTGAAGCTGTGCGGTGGTGAGGTGGCTGTAAATACTCATGCGCCGATGGTCGGCGGGGTGCTATGCAGAAACCAGATGAAATATTTCACAAAATTACTTCACTCCAGCCAAATGCTTACGCAGCAAAGGCCTGAACAATCAATTCTGTAGCAACGCCAACTACAGCATTCCCCTGCAATTGCATTTGTGTGAACCACGGTTTACATTCAATCCATGTTCCAAGTCTTGCGAACCGATGAATTTGACACGTGGCTACATGGCCTGCGTGACAAGGTCGGGCAAAAAAATCCTTGCGCGGCTCACGCGCCTAGCCATAGGCAACTGGGGCGACTGCAAGCCCGTGGGAGGTGAAGTAACCGAGCTGCGCTAGACACCGGCCCCGGCTACCGCGTGTATTGCTGGCGTGATGGAGACGTGGTGATCATCGTCTTGGGGGGCGGCGACAAATCTACCCAGCAGCGCGACATCACCAAAGCGCAAGCCATGGTGCAAAGTTTGAAGGAGTGACCAAAATGAACCGCATAGCCGCTGAAAAACTAGGCATCAAGCCCTTTGATGCCGCTGAATACTTGCAGTCTGATGAAGACTGCGCCGCCTACCTGCAAGCCTGCCTGGAGCAAGCGCCCGATGACGCCGCCGTATTTGCCAAAGCCTTGGGCGACGTAGCCCGCGCACGCGGCATGATGCAACTGGCCAAAGACACGGGCCTGACCCGTGAAGGCCTGTACAAAGCCTTGGGCGAGAAAGGCAACCCCAGCTTTGCCACCGTCATGAAAGTCATGCACGCACTGGGCCTGCAGATCAACGTGCACCCACAAGGCGCGCACAGCTGAGCCTTGTGGCAAGAAAAAAGCCCCTGCGGATACATTCCGTCAGGGGCTTTTTTTATTGAATAAAAGAATGAGGGAGCAGGCATGGACAAGTACTACGCAATGGCCGCCGAATACTTTCACACCTTTGAAGGCAAACAGTTCTACCCGAACATCATCAGCTTTCAGTGGGCAAGCTGGGCCATCACAGGCATTGCATTTGCGGGGCTCATCGGAATTGCACTGGCATCATTTTTTGGGCACAAACTATGGTTTGAAACCACTACGTGGCTCTACCCTATGTACACGGCTGAAGTGCTGTTTCTACTCTCCAACATTTGGATAGATCGCACTCAGTTGAAGCAACAAAAGCAACATTTCGGCTTACGCGCTGGTGAACCACGTGTACACCTTGCACAAGTCCAGCACGCGTACCTACAACGCATCACCCAACAGCCTGCCAGCGGCTTTGCCGCAATGGCCAAAGAAATTGCCGAGCTGCGCACGAACCAGACACGCTTTTCAACACCTGCCATTAATTACTGGCGGCTGCTCTACGACCCAGACTCCAAAACGCGACTGCTTGCTATCGCGCTCTCTTCTTTCGCCTTGTTCGTAGCGCTCATCAGCCGAACTACAGACGCCCCTTTGCCCAGCCTTTTGGAGTACATGGCAGACGAGACATTCCCTAGCTTTCTTGGGAGCTTGGCATTCATTGCAGTTGGCATTTTTGTTTCAGGCTACGGCATCTACTACGGCTTCATCCACATCAAAGGTTTTATGGTCAGTTGGCTGGCGCGCTGGAAATGGAAGGTTGCCGACGAATACGTACTGCAGTACTTTGTCTCAGCACTCATCGCGCAGTACGACCCGTTGGGCAAAAAATAGATCTCACGCCAAACACAAAGCCCCTGCCAGCCAACGCCAGCAGGGGTTTTTTAACACCATAATATTTAAGAAAATACCCTCTAACGCTTACCCAGTAAGCGCTAGCAGCTATCAAAACCACCAATCACACAAACACAGCGCGGAAGGTGCCGGGGGGCAAGGGCTTGCCATCGCTGCCGATGTGGGGTGGCACGGGTGCGGCTACGGCGCGGGGGGTTGCGGGGGTGGCGACTGGGGTTGCCGGCGCTGACGCAGCCAGCGCCTTGCGTTCGCGAAACTGGGCACGCTTGGTGAGTTGCTGGGTGCAGGCGGTGGCAAGGGCGGCAAGCTGCGCGTCGGTGGGGGCTACGTCGTGGTTGATGATGTGCTGGGTCAGCTCGGCCATGGATGCCACCATTTGCCCGTCGGCCAGCGTTTGCACATGGGGCAGGCTGGGCTGGCCGCTGTTGTCGTAGGCAAAGCCGAGCATGTAGCGCGCGCGGCGCCAGTCGCTGTTGCTGCCGGAGGCAATGGCCTCAAACACAGTCTGCGTGACTTGCGCGGCGGCCTGCGCGGCCAGGCTGTGGGCGAGCTGGATGCGGGCGGGGTCGTAGGCGGGCTTTTGCAGCTCGGCCTCCATGCGGTTGAAGGCGGCGATGAAGGCCAGCTTCCAGCGCAGTGCCTCTTTGCCGGTGAAGCCCATGGCGAGAAGCATGAAGCCTTCGCGATCCATGCGATACGCAGGCATGGAAATAGGAGCACCACCGC